CCATCTCCGTTGTTTGCTTACCTGTAGTAGCATAATGTTGACTATATGTATTGTTAACATACTGTTCTAGTTGGGACAATATTAAGTCCTCATTGAATTTGTACTGTGGTACTTGTTTTGGGTTATACACGGGTTATCCTTTTTTCGTAATCGGCATAGTCTTCGTTCCACCAGTGTGGTTTGTCTCTGTATTTCCAACTGGCGAAGGTTGCCTTGTCTAAGTGGTAATAGTCTCGATAGCTTTGTATCGGATTATCGTAATCTCGTAAGTCCTCTGGCATTGCCAGTCCGAACTTAGTAAAACCTACTCTCTCTAAATGTATTGGGTCTGGTAGTTTGTTTACTACTTGTTCTATAGATTTATGGAACTTTCCATAACGATAGTGGTACTCATCATTTAATGCGTTAGCATAACAATGAACCCACTCATGGTTGTCCAATGACTCTCTTGCCCAGATTGTGCAAGGATGATTATACATCATTGGGAGGTAGGGGTAGGGACGCTCCTCAAGTGGTAAATGCTTAATTTCGGCTTTAACCTTGTTGAGAACTTCACGCTCGTCTGCATTGAGTGCACGAGGAACATACCCTAGATATTCATCTATCCAAATTGTTGTGCAAAGAATCTGGGCAGCTTCGAGGGGCATCTTAACAATATGTTTGTCAACATGATACTCTGCTGCCTTATCGAGATCCTCGTCTAAGTAAAATAGATTCATCTACTTACTTCCAGCACTTATATACGCCACAAAGATTATCTGCATTTTCTGTGTTTCCACATAGCTTACAGGGTGTCTTGGTTGGCTTGATTTTTTTAATGTCTTTAAACTTTTTCATAACTTATATTATACTAAAGTTAGAGGAATAAGTCAAGAACTATTTTCCGTTTCCATTAATCTTATCTTTAGCTGTACCTGCGTATAGTCCGAACCATGCCGCACCTGCTCCTACAACTATCGAAATAAGACCTGATTGCTCTAATGTCGGTACTTCTAAGTCCATAAACCAGAAAGTACAGTAGTATAACAAATACATATACACTGACAAGAACATTCTAGGGAAAATACGCCATGAGTCTACCATGCTTGATAGCCATATCCATCTTTGCCATGGATTATCTGGCTCTTTGTCATTTTCTAGTTCCATAATCTTAGCTTTTAATTCGCCGATTTCTGATACCATTGACATAAACTTATTAAGGTCTATCTCAACTTCGTTTCGGCTCATATCGCCTTGGAATTGATCTTGATTCGCCATTTAGCTCTCCTTCGCGTCCTGCTTGGCTTTACCTACATTGATTGCAAACCAGTCAAGAATTTTATACATCTTTCCAACTAACTTGTCATCTTTCGGTGTGTCCGTACACGCTGCTATGATTGAGGCACTCATGACTAACCATGGTATAACCTGAATCCATCCTATAATCCACTGTAAGAATCCTAACATTCTTCTCTCCTTGTCCTCTTGCGAGGCTGAGCCTTAGTTTAAGGCTATCTCTATTGCTCTAGCCCAGTATATATCATCTGCGATAATACAGTCTATAGCTTTATATCCTAACTGTTCTGCTTGAAGTAATCTAAGATTACCACTATAACATACGAATGGTTTGGAACTGCAAGGCTTATCACCTTCCATTGTTAAAGCACAGTTTTCTTTGCTGGACTTTAACAATACAAGGGGTTTGTTTTCTACCTTATTTCTTTTTCGTCTATTTTTTACACAGTGAATTCTATCGAGGGTTACAACGGTTGTCTGGTACTCAGCTTCTTCTAGGTGTTCCTTCACTAGATAAGCTGATAGTGTTTTAACAGGTGAGCTTAATGCTCTTACTGCGTCTATTTATTTATCTCCTCTAAGTTTACTATTCTTTCCTCTAATTCTTCACACCAATCTTCAATTATTTCTAATCTTTCTTGTAAATGTGGGTGCTTTTCGAAGTATTTAGCACCTTTCATTGCGTCTCTATATGCTAGAAACTGTCTAACAAAATTAAACATTACTGATTTGTATTTAAAGGCTCAGTCGTTACTTGTCTATAGTATACTACTACATCTTTTAATTCAGTGATATATCTTTGCAACTCTTTCATGTTCAATGACATTACTTCATAGTCTGGTACTGTCATTGCTAAGAATACTAACTCTCCTTCTTGTACTCTAATTTTTTCGAGTTGATCTTCCCAGTTGTCTGGGTTTACAACTATCCATTGAGGAGCGGTAAGGCTTATTTCCCGAGGCATGATTGGTTGAATAATCTTCCTCTCCATAGGCTTCGCTGTTACTTCAATAGCTCTAGTTGATAGCAGGCTGCAACTGGAGACCATCATCAAGATCGTCAACGGTAGCACTAAGTTTCTCAATATTTTCAAATGCGTGTTTTGTTCCATTATTTATTTTCCTTTCCATTTCTACTGGGTCTTCCAGTATTTTTGCTGTTAATTTATAGTTCTTTATGAAATCACTATATCTATTTAATTCTCGTTGTATTTCTTGACTTCTTAAAGTTTGAGCCTGTAACGCTTCTGTTTGCATACTAAAATCTGCTTGCATTGTAGCTATAGCTTCTTCTTGAGTTGCTACTGCACCCTCTAGCTTTGCATTGTTTACTTTGAGTGTTTCGTTTTCTGTGTACAGCCAATAACTTGTACCACCTAAAACTAAACAAAAAGCTAATAACATCTGATTCATACTATGTGTTCCTCTCTTAATTTCTTGGCGGTCTTTACTTTTCCTGAAGAAGTTGTATACTCATCAGTAATTCCTTTGCTACCTGCTACTAATAGGTCATCTTGATGTCCTACTGCTATTATTACTAAACATAATATAACTACTAATCCCATTGATTGACTGTTATTGTTTAGTAAGTCTATAAACCATGATGCGCCCGAAGGTAGCAACATGGACACTACGAGAGCTAATAGCCCTATTTTTGCTGTTAATACTATGTATTTCATTACATTTCCTCTATTTTGTAGTTGAGTCCTTCTGCGCCAGAGAATTGTATTACTTCTCCACTTTCAGTTCTGAACTTTAAAAATTTTTCTTTTTGAGTTATTATCTTCTTGACAGTAAAAGTTTGGTCGTCTGAGTCTCCCCATACATTATTAAAGCTCACTGTCACTTTGTAAATGGGCACAAACTTGCTCTTCACCCATATCCATGTTTCTTTTAGTCTTGCCAAGAATTTCTTCATGTTCCTGTTGATGTACTTGTTGTTGAAGCAGTACTTGTACTTGTTGAAGTAGCTGTAGCTGTCGTTGTTTCAGTCATACTATTTAGTTCATCAATGATAGCCTGTTCTATAGCTGTAGCACTTGCACTATTAGTTTCTGTACTTGTATTAGTGTTAGTATTTGTACTAGTAGTATTTGTACTAGTAGTATTTGTACTAGTAGCAATAGTATTTGTACTTGTCATAGCTTCAGCAACTGCTGTAAGCACTGCTGCTGTTTGAGTAACTGCTACCACATCTACTGCGTTATCAGGTACTTCTACTTCTTGTACTGGTACTATCACTGGTTGTTCTTCTTTTGCGTCTTTGGGTTGTTCGTTATATCCCCAAATCAATAGCATTAATAATAATATATCCATTATTTCTCCTATATTGTTCTATTTTTAAGCATTTGACCAGTCTTTGCCTTCAAATAATAATGATTCAGCCTCTCTCCTTCTAATTAATCCTTCTAAAACTTTACCACTTGCTTTGTTCCATCTTTTCAACTGAGCAGGTACTTCGTCGTACTCTCCAGCATTTAGAACTTTCAACATAGTTGAGCTTCGTAGGTTAGTCGGACCGAGGTTGTATGTCCATGACACTAATGCGTCAAACATACACTGGTCTAATTGATTGTCTACTGCGTCTGACACATAGGTCTCATAAGTAGCTAGTTCTTCTACTAGCATCTCATCTGCCTGTGCCTTGGTAATTTGCATACCTTGTGTTACGCCTTTGGTGTGTCCGTATCCGATTGTAAGAACTCCAGCAGCACATTTGTATGCTTCTAGTTCACAACCTTCGAACTTCTTGATAAGGGCAATGCCCTCTTGTGATATTTTCATAATGTAAAACTTTCTCCACAACCACACTGGGCTGTTTCTTGTGGACTGGAGATTTTAAACTGTTCATTCAGTCCATTTTCTTCCCAGTCTATATTGATTTCGTTGACATAACTAAATGTCATTGGGTCTACGGCAATAATACCATAGAACACCGCATCACTTGACATATTTGGCTCTTCCAAATACTTCAAGTCATACGACCACCCGTTACATCCGTTTGGTTTCAACATTAATCGTATTCCCCAAACTTG